CTACGATAACCGCGCATTCAACATGGCTACCTGTTCGTCGTTCATGTCATCAATCCACATACCGTAAATTTCATACACCATCTGCGCAGTTTCATGCCCCATCTGGCTGGCTATAAATGCCGGGTTCGCTCCTGCCGTCAACAGCCAGCAGGCAAAAGTATGTCGCGTATGGTACGGATTACGGCGGCGAATACCAGCACGTTTTACAGCTGCATTCCATCTCGCACCCAAACTGCTTACCGAGTAATAAGGTTTCTGTTTTCCGTTACACACTCTGGGCATGAAAACAAAATGCAGTTTTTGCTTTTCGGTTCTGCCGTACTCCCGATGATAAAAGGTGATTTCGCTTTTGCGATGATGCCCGGTCAGTTTGTATTGCTCCTTCAGTGCTTCAAGAGCAGGCTGTAGTAGTGTTACCGTCCGGATCCCCGCATTTGTTTTTGGGGGACCGAACATATCAAGTATCGTCAGGTTTCTTCTGACATTCACAATTCCCTTCTCGAAATCCACATCCTCCCACGCCAGAGCAGCCAGTTCCCCGTGACGAAGCCCGGAGTAAACGGCAAATTTCCACAAGTTCTGGCTCTGTCCTTTTTCACTTTCCATTAATGCATTGAATTCTGTTTTAGATAACGGGTCAGGCTTTATTCTGTTTCGCTGTAATTTTTTTACTCCTTCAAATGGTTTGGTTGATATAAATCCCGACTGATACGCAAAACGTAACAACGAACAGAGCAGGGCAATATAGTTATCAACTGTGCGCACGGTTCTTCCTTTTTTGTTGGATCTTGGATTATCCAGGTAAAGCGTTTCTCCATGCAGCAGTTCATTCCGGTAGTTTAAGATATCGCTATAACGAATATGTGATATCGGGGTACTCTCACAAATTATTATCCTGAGTGTTTTTAATTGTGATTTCGTTTTCTTCATTGTGTTTGTTGTTAACTCTGTTTCTTTAATTTTTGTCCAGATATCACAAAGCTCGCCGAACGTTTTTATGACCCTCGTTGTCACCATTTTTGCCCCAGTACTGGACTGGGGAAAACGTCTTAAATACTCAAATTCACCGGAGTTGATTTCATGAACTATCAACGCTCTTAAATTTCCGGCCTTTTTAATGTTACTGTTAGTAACCTCCCAGCCTTTCAATGTTTCCCGACATCGTTTTCCTCGAAACATGAACCAGATGCGAATGTATTTACCTCGAATCTCGACACCTGTTGGTAATTTAGACATATCATGAGTCTTTGATAAACTGATTTATCTTTGGATAGTTGTACCAGATAATCCCTCGCTTACTGTCTGGCTTCCCTAAAGGAGATACTCGTTTGAAGTGGAAGCCTTCCACCCAACAGTTCTGGCGGTATGCTTCAATTTGTCTGGCCCCCAGACCAGTGCGAAGCATCAGGCCGTATTCAACCATCCACTCTTCATTAAAGATTACTTGTGCCATCGCATCACCTCTGGCAGGCGCCAATGTTAGACTGAAATTGACGCCCGATGTTGATTATTAATAATCAGCTATGAAGTTTTAATTTGAATACAATGCAATTCACGACGACTGAAGTTTCTCGCAATTAAAATTTATCAGTTTTACTTTCTGCTCTCTGGAAACGCCAGCTTCTTTTTTACCTGAGAGCATTTTTTCGCATTCTGATTTGGTTAATTTTGTTTTTGAGTACCTTGTCCAGTTAGTAGGAGTGCCACCTTCCTTTTCAATAGTGGCGGTAATTTTATACATGAACACCTCCATTATTATTTCCAGTGGTTCGTTTATTCCATCGTTCGAGTGCTTCTTTTTCACTTCCACCATAGCCGGTTCGGGATTCGCATCCGTTGCATTTTGCCCGGTAATATCCTGAAATTGCTTTCACCGTAACAGATGGACAACCACAAAATGGACATGGTTTAACATTGTCATATCTCATAATTTTTCTCATAAAAAATATTTCAAGTTGGCGGTGCATTACACCGCCAGGCTGAATTATTCCTCTGAATTATCGATTACACTGTATTCCCCGGTTAATACAGAGGAATCTGCAGGATCGATTGTCAGTGGTTCCTTTTCATCCATTGATACTGCACGCTGGATCTCAATTGATACGGGCAGGTATTTGAACAGGCGACGAATAGCCGTTTTCTTTGCCATTTCTTCCCAGTGAGTTACCCACGGTCCGTTATTACCAGCTTTACTCTGGCTGCGCACCAGCTCAATCTGTTTGCGCGTCATAACTTCAAACTGAGTACCTCCGTCTTTCAGTCTTGCGACAGCATAGACGTGGGTAACCGGGGCATCTTCGTTTTCTCCTGGGCGGTGTATTAACTTTTCATCAAGGCCAAATTCGAAATTAAACTCGTCACCTTCACGGACAACACGGGCTGACAGGCTGGCGATTTGACCTGAACGGCGAGCCAGATCAATCATGCCGCGATAGCCAATGATTAGCTGAACGTTTTTTTTACCGCTCTTTTCGTTTTTATTACCAAAAGGCAGTAAATATGCATGACCGAGGGCGCTACCTGGCTCAAGTCCGAGCTGTGAACACTGTACGATTGCACTGACAAAACTCATAGTGTCACAGTTTCCTAACGCCGGAACTTTACGAATTTCTGTGGTGGCGATACGGATCATACGTTCAGCCGTCATATGGCGTGGAAGAGCTGCTGCCAGTTGCTCTTTCATTGATGGCTGGTTAATAAAACTAATCACGTCGTTATTTTTAATTGCTGCTGGTGCACGGTTTCCCTGAGTTTTTTGCAGATCGGCTTTTGCGATTGGTGGTTGCTTAGTCATTTGCATATTCCTTAGCCCAGCGGGGCAGTGATAACGTCTTAATAGCTGGCCATTCATCGGTATTGAGGCAGTCAGCCAGGGTTCGCAGATTGCGGTGATATTCCAGCTGACCTGCCAGTTTTGCTTCTTCGCCCATCATGAAAATTTCAACCGGATAACGTCCGCATTCAATAGTTGTGCTGGCAACCAGAAAAACGAAAGTTGGCTGCACTCCAAACTGTGCTTCATAACCGTCACTGTAGAATGCATCCTGAACGTGATAGCGGTAGTCGTAATAAGCGGTTTTGAATCGTTGAATATCTGCCGTAGTTTTCACGTCCATGATCCAGTGAAATTCAGGGATAATTTTGTCCGGACGGCACCGACACAAAATTCCTGTTTCAGGATCTTCCCAGTAAATTGATGATTCAGCGTGTCCGGCGCTTTCAACAAGCCATTGCCCCAGCGGCAAAGCCATAACGCTTTGATACATGAGTTCAATTTTCCGGCCTTCTTCCGCAGTGATAACCGTTTTTCCTGTGCTTGCGCATTCCATCAGAAACGCTTTCTCTTCTTCTTTTCCGGCGTTTGTACGGCGGTTAAATTCAGGTGCTACGATAAAGCGGTTACTGAATTCTTCCGGTTCAAGTACCCGGCAGTGGAAAGCGGTTCCTAAATCGAGCGTTTTTGTCTTTGTGGTGTCCACGGGGGCATTTTTACGCCACAAATACAGTGCCGGAGTATCAGCAATGTCGTCGAGCTGAGACTTACTGACACCGGGACCCGCGTGGTAATTCTCATTCGAAATTCCGTAATAAATACCTGGCTCTATGTCTTCTACGATTACGGGATCTGCGACTTCGCCAGTTTCATCACTGCAATCGCGATGCGGATCGCTGCCAGCATTCTCATTGTGCGGATGTTCAGCGCCTTCCATTTCCTCCGGATCATTTTCCTTAGCTTCAACCTGATTCTCTTCACCGAATGTTTCCTGGTATGTTGCGTCGCCCATCACCGCACCACAGTCAGGGCAGTTATCCCCGCCAGTCTGACCGCAGGCATTGCAGACTATTTCCGGTTCCTGTTGCACTACTGGCTCAGGTTGTTTCACATCCGGGCTGGTTTTTTCCGTTTCTGGCGTGTTTTGTTCCGTTTCTGGCTGGTTCTGGTACACAGAATCGCGAGTCTGGATCCCCTTAACCCATTTCGGATCGTTCGGGTCGCTAATTCCGTCAACAAATTCACCACGTGATGCAGCAAGTAATTTATCGGCATCGACAGGATTTTTTGATGGAATGTTTTTCCGGGCTTCATGGAGTTCTGCCCGCAGTTCCTGATATTTCGCATCAACAGAATTTACCTGTGACTGAGCATCCAGCGGCTGCGTGTCCTGATGATGTTCAGTTGCGTCCGGTTCCATTGTTTCAGCCTCTCCCTGTTCATCTGCCGTTGTTTCAGATGGTTGCGGTTTTTCTTCATCATCCTGTTTTCCTTCTTCTGTTACACGCTGCGGCATCGGGGCAGAGGAGCGACCGCAGGCAATATCCACGATTTCCGGATCAGGGTTGGCATGATCGGTTTCAGTCAGTACTTTGTTCAGATATTCAGTGACGTGCGCGGGGATGACCTCGATCCCAATTGGTGCTTCTTTCACGGACGCAACCACGATGGCGCGTGAATAATCCAGCCCGCCAGGCATGGTGATGAATTTGTCGCGGAAAACAGAAAAGGGCGGTTTATTTTCAGCGATAATTTCCTCAATGCGTTTAGCGTGTGCCGGATGAAGGTTATAGATGTCCACGTCCATTGAACGGGCCAGTACGCCAGTGGCTACATCGCGCGCCAGTGACGTCAGATCGTGGACGAAACCTTCGCCGCGATCGGTGAGGTTCCCGCCGCCAGCATTAGCACCGGAAGCCGTGCGAGTGATGCGTGAAACACGATTCCCACTTCGCCATTCTTTTGTCAGAAGACCGCGATCAATGTGTTCGGTATCCAGCCAGGCTGAAATGAAATTCTTAAATTCATAGGGCTGATGTTTTTTCGTGATAGAGAAAACTGCCTTAATTGCATCAGTCAGGCGGAGCAGGGCGGCATTATCCAGAGTTGTCGGTTCTGCCATGCCGCGTATGGCCAACAGCAGATTCTGGACATAGCTGTTTTCCTGATCCATCTCAAGAGCAGTAATGTGTTCGCGTTGTTCTCGGGTGGCATGATGCAGGTATTTCCGATCCCCGGCCGCATAGGTAAAAATGTGCAGAAGACGCTGTGTGAACCGCAAAGTAGATACAGATACTTCGCAATCCTGGCAATCCCCGTGAGCGTCTGCCCGTGTGTTTTCTTCCTGGCCTCCCGCCGGTTCTTCGGTTTCCGGTGCATTCTCCTGATGGTGAACGTCGTCTGGCGCTGCTCCCGGTTTTAGTTCCCAGGTCATGGAGTCTTTGCTGAGTTGATAGCGTTCACTCCAGGTAAAATCGATCTCACCTTCAGGGGGAAGGTCATTAACGACAGGAAAATTCGTGGCAACAGGTTTAAAATAGCTGCTCAGTTTTTTACCTGACTTAACGAGCAGGTAGTCCAGAGTGGCACAGGTCGATTCAAAATCGTCGCTTGCCCACAGGACGACGTCAGGTTCACCGGATGATTTTTTCGCTTTCCGTAACAGGAAGAGTGGTTTTGTGCTCATTGTTTTTTAACCTCAACTCAGATTAAAATTCGTTTTGTTCAGTGAATGATCTTGCCGGATACACACTGTTCATAGCCTGCGCCATACGCAGGCTATTTCTTTCAGATTTCACCGTTTAATTTCATTGCAATCAGAGTTGCCAGAAATCCGGCTTTTTTTTCTGCGGGCAGATTCTTTCCGATGTGAACCAGGCACATTTTTGTGACACCTTCATCAAGTGTTTTTACGTTGCCTGATGGACCGTCGATATCAACCACAGTGAATGGGGTTTCTTTATTTTCTGTTTTAATCACGTAGCCAATACGCTTTCCTTCCAGATTAACCTCGTGAACAATGTCATCGGTAGTTACAACAGTGGCTTCATAATTGGTAATCATGTTTTTCTCCTTAATTAAGGTTGAGCGAATCCCTGCCATTGCTGGCATAAATTCAGTTTCGAATAGTCAGTTAATTAAAGTTCGTGTGCCATCTGGTCTTTTTCGGCACAATTTTCACTACAATATTTTTTCATTTCCGTCGTTGGGATAACTCCACGCATGAAATGAAGTGGTCTTGTAATAGTTTTGCTTTCTTCAACGTCTTTATTGCAAAGGTGGTAACCACATTTTATTTTCATGATTTTCTCCTGTGAGGCCTGCGGGAATTTCTTCATCTACAGGCCGGATAAATTTCTCAACAGGGAAACATTCACCAGCTACTTTTTGCTCAATAGCTGCGGCCTTGCATTCAGATTCGGAGTTATAAATTCCGGTAACAACATCCTGAGTTTCGCCTGATGTCAGAAAAACGGTCATGACAAGAGCGAACAAAGTGTTCATTTATTTTACTCCCGGTCGCAATTGCAAACTGAATAATGGCCTGCTCAAACATTTCTTCATCCTGTAAAAATACAGCGATGGCGAATTTACTCTGTGCGGCACTGATAGCTGTTAGATGATTACGTTCCATAACGCCACCTGAGCTACTTTATTCCTCGGTAACTTTATAACCATTAATTTCCAGAAATGTAGCGATATCCTGATATGAAAATTTTTCCAGAAGCTCATGAAGACGCCCCTCTGTTGAAAAGTATTCTGCTATTTCTTCGGCTCCAACCATTTCAATAATAGCGTCGTTATCTTCAACTGAATCAATCAGGTCTGATAACTTCACGCCATTGACTTCAATACATAATTTTTGATTGTAATCGGGCTTAACCTGTACATCTTTTGCTGTTACTTCAAAACTTATCTCTTGCATATAATTCCCTTCTTGGTTACTAAGTGAATTTTGTGATGCGGTGCCTGGTGCCTCCAGGTGACGTTAACCAGTTAACAATTAACGCCGGATAATCCACCCATAACACTGATGCTTTTAACTGTGCCGCGTGCGCTTAGCCGCATTCACCGCATCACAAAATTCACTTTAAAAAGGGCAGACATCAGTCGTACTTCAAGAAAAAACTGATGCCGCCAAGACTACACACAGCAGTGTTGTTATTCACAACCGGAGGCGCACTCCCACCATTTAAATTTCACAGACAAGACCGACTCTTTATGGATACCGGAAATGCGCCTTCGTGTTGTATGCCTGTCTTTTTACCACTTCAGGCTCGGTGGTATACTGGAGTTCTCACACAACCAGTAAGGAATTGCTTATGCCTATTCAATCTCAACACAAAAATATTGATTATCTTTCCGCCAGATTAGAGGCTACCACGCTTGTTCTTGAAGAACTTGTTAAACTTCTTACGCCAGAGCAGCGTGAAAAACTGAATCTGGCAATTGCCGGGCGTTGTCCGGGCGTGAAAAATGCGTCTCTCAGGAATAGAAATTCTCCCGCATATCAATTATTACAGTTCATCAATGATGGCGTCCGCAGCAGCGATTAATTTTTCTAATGCCTCTTCGACATGATAATTGTATGGTTGTAGTGACCTGACATCTGTAATTGCATTAGCCAGGTTTCGTGCCATTACGGCTGGTGCGATTTTTTTTGCTACTGATACCCGGCTGGCGAGTTCCAGTGCGAGACGTGCCTGCCTTGGAGTTAGCTCTCTCTCCTTTGCCATTGTTGATGCTTGTACAGACAATTCATACGCCAGGCAAAATACAGCATTATTCGTTTCTGGCGGGTCAATACTCTGAGTAAATGTCATCTTATCTCTCCCCTTAACGCCGGGTGGCGGAACTAAAACCTACAGCGCCGTGCTGTTCTTGATAGAAATATTAGTAATACGGATATTTCAAGTCAACAGTGTGACGTATGATGTTTTTGATTTGGTAACTAAGTAAATGTTTTTTCAAGGGAAAAATATTAGTTATACAGCTGATTTGCAGAAGTTATGGCACAAAAAAACCGACTAAGACGTCGGTTTTTTTTGTTGTGGATGGGGTAGTGAGCGGTGGCTACTGGTTGCGTTTCTTTAGTGCCAGCATGTTCTCGAAGGCTTCCTCGTAGAGCTTGTTTAGTCCACGTAGCTGGTTAAGGAGTTTGGCTTTTTCTGACGCAGGTAGAATCTCGAAGAGGTTAAGTAACTCTGCCTGTTCTTCATTGACCAGCCTCCATCCTTTGCCTGAAAAGCTATCATCATAAGTATCTGATGATCTTACATAATTCATTAAGTCTTTAAGGTCTTCTCGAATGTCCTCTGGTTTTACCTTTAACAGAGCCGCAAATTTTAGCGCAGCGTCGGTATTTATCGGTATCTTGCCGTTCAGATACTGGCTAACGGTGCCTTGAGATTCGAATCCCAACAACTCAGCCGCCAGCTCTTGAGTCAGCTTCAGCTCTTTTTTTCTTGCATTCCATGCGGCTTTTAAATTCTTGCTCGCTTCTGGAGTTGCAATCACTTCGCGTGTTTTTTTCATACATAGAGTTTATTTGTTTTACCAATATTATCAAAGATAGTCTGACTATTGATCTTTAAAATTAGTGGGGCTAATATTTTCTCGAGGCATAACGTAGAAGGTTGGCTATGAACTTAAGAGACTATTTAAAAGAGAAAAATATCACCCAGCTACAGTTTGGGAAGCTAACGGGTTTATCTCAGGTGCATGTAAGTCGAGTGCTGGGGGGCTATGAAAGATTCAGCCCTGAAAAAGCATTACGTGTTGCTGAAGTAACGAATTTCGAGGTTACACCTCATGAACTCCGGCCTGATATCTACCCGAATCCGACCGATGGTTTACCTGTTGGATGTAAGGCTAACACACAAAATGCATAGGAGTTGATTCATGAAAATCAGGCATGAGCACATCGAATCAGTGTTGTTAGCCCTAGCCGCTGAAAAAGGGCAGGCGTGGGTCGCTAACGCAATTACTGAAGAATATCTGCGCCAGGGGGGCGGCGAATTGCCCTTGGTACCAGGCAAGGACTGGAATAATCAGCAGAACATCTATCACCGTTGGTTAAAAGGTGAAACGGAGGCGCAAAGGGTAAAAATTCAGAAACTGATCCCTGCAATTCTGGCAATCCTTCCGCGCGAGCTGCGTCACCGACTCTGCATCTTCGATACCCTGGAACGCCGTGCATTACTGGCGGCGCAGGAAGCGTTGAGTACGGCAATTGATGCGCATGATGACGCAGTCCAGGCCGTTTACCGTAAAGCGCATTTCAGCGGCGGCGGGTCTTCCGACGATTCTTTCATTGTTCATTAAGCAAAAGTTTCCATGCTGTTTGTGCTTATTGTAAGCCACCGGGCAGCATCATACGGGGCAATTATGGCCGCATTACCATACATGCAACTGTACATAGCTGATTACCTGGCTGACACCATGCATTTGTCAGCAGAGGAGCACGGTGCGTATTTGTTGCTGATGTTCAATTACTGGCAAACAGGAAAGCCAATACCCAAAAACAGGCTGGCAAAAATTTCCCGTCTGACTAACGAGCGATGGGCTGATGTGGAACCATCCTTGCGGGAGTTTTTTTGCGATAACGGCGATGAATGGGTGCATCTTCGGATTGAGGAAGATCTGGCATCAGTCAGGGAAAAATTAACCAAAAAATCAGCCGCCGGAAAAGCATCTGTTCAAGCCAGAAGAAGCAGAAAGGAAGCAGATATTCAAAAAAAACAAGAGAGAGATTTAACAGGTGTTCAAACAAATGTTGGTGTGGTGTTTGAACATGACGCAAACACAAAAGCAACTAATAAAGATACAGATACAGATCTAAAAGAATTAAACCCCACACATAGCGCGCGCGTGCGCGAGAGTGCTCCGACCAGTGAGTCGAATGGTTTGCCGTTGCAGGCAGCGGAACCTGATTACCTAGAAGGCCTGAGCGAACCTATCGGAAAATTTCCGATGACCGACGGCTGGAATCCGTCGCCGGATTTCCGACGACGGGCTGCACTGTGGGGAGCGGCTCCGCCAGAGCCGGAATTTACACCTGCTGAACTTGCCGCCTTCCGGGACTACTGGGCAGCGGAGGGGAAAGTTTTCACGCAGGTTCAGTGGGAACAGAAATTCGCCCGTCACGTAAATCACGTCAGGGCGCAGGTTAAACCAGTCAGCAAGGGGGTGAACCATGCAGCAAAGCCAGGTGGCACCGCATCACGGGCAGTTCAGGAAATTCGGGCAGCACGTGAGCAGTGGGAACGTGAAAACGGATTTATCAGCGACGGAAACGGCCTGGAAGCTGTGGGAACTCATGGGGGAGGTTTATTCGAACCGCTGGACCCAGAAGAACGGGGCCGCACCTTCGAAGCTATGGATTGCACAGATTGGCGCGATGACTGAGCAGCAAATCCGGCAGGTCTGCCGCCAGTGCATGGACCGTTGCAGGGCAGGTGAAACATGGCCTCCGGACCTGGCTGAGTTTGTGGCGCTGATTTCGGAGAGTGGGGCAAATCCATTCGGTCTGACGGTGGATGCCGTGATGGAGGAGTACCGACGCTGGCGCAATGAGTCCTGGCGATACGACGGAAGCGATAAATACCCGTGGACTCAACCTGTGCTGTATCACATTTGCCTCGAGATGCGTTCAAAGGGGATTGAGCGCCAGATGACCGAAGGGGAATTAAAACGGCTTGCAGAACGGCAGCTGACGAAATGGGCAAAGCATGTTAGTAACGGCCTGAGCGTTCCGCCAGTCCGGCGACAACTGGCAGCACCAAAACGCCCGTCGGGACCAACGCCAATTGAGTTGCTGAAACAGGAGTATGAACGCCGGAAAGCGGCTGGTTTTGTTTGAGTTGAGAAGTAATTTTTACCGGGAGGAAATTTTAATGGAAACCGTTTTTGATGCACTGAAAGCAATGGGAAAAGCCACATCCATAGAACTTGCTGCGCGACTTGATATCAGTCGTGAAGAAGTGCTGAACGAACTATGGGAACTGAAAAAGGCTGGTTTCGTTGATAAAAGCGCGTACACCTGGCGTGTGGCTGATAACAACGTTCAGCAGGAACAGCCAGCGCCGGCAGAACTGCCGGAAGAAACTACCACGGCAACAGTCGCGAAAATTTCAGAGAGCGATTTAACTGCGACGATTGAACAACGTGGACCACAAACGGCGGATGAGCTGGCTACATTGTTTGGTACCACATCACGCAAAGTGGCTTCAACGCTGGCAATGGCAATCAGCAAAGGTCGTCTGCTTCGCGTAAATCAGAGCGGTAAATTTCGTTACTGCATACCGGGCGATAATTTACCAGCAGAGCTGAAAGCAGCATCGGTAGCGGAAACTGCTGGTAAGGCCTTTCCTCAGCCCGCAGGTGTTGCGTTACCAGTACAGGAGGCTGCAACACAGGAAGATATTAAAACAGAAACTGTGGCGGACATTGTGCAGTCGCTGCCATCGTTTACTGAAACGCGAGCGGATGACCTGGTTTTACCATCACTGCATATGGCAAACCGCGAACTGCGTCGGGCG